TTTGAAGCCCGGCCGCACCACCGGGTGCGATTGCCTTCCTTATTGATTTACAAAGGATTTTCCTGCCCAGACTGTCGCTCAGAGGCTGGAGTGTCGAAGAAGTGTCGAAAGACGAACGGAAAGAAGGCTAACACGGCACAGGGCATCAGTGAACGTGTCAAATGGCCATCACTCTTATGGCTGCTGTTTTACTGTCGGCGATGGCGTCGGATTTAGCTCTATATGTTGCGCAATTTAAAAAGGATGATTTGTTGTTCGTCAATATTTATTGGAGGGTCGCACCGATTTCACTACAACAATCAACATATAAGATAATAAAATCGGTGCGATCAGTTAGTGCCAAATGCATACCGTCCTTGTGTCAATTCTAATGTTGTCTATTACAAGGTCCGAAAAACTGGCTGCCATGCAAGCAAGGAATACGGGCACAAAAGCTGCTGAAAATGCACCAGGGTTACCCGTTAACGCCGCGATACCGCCTGCCGTGCCAAAAGCTGCCACTGAGCAATCTCGCGCCTTTTGCTCAGCTTCTTCACGCCAATTAGGTGAGTCGAACGACAAATATCCATGCAGCCTTTGCTCGCCCCACTTTGTAACGGGAATCTGAGGAAAAGGTCGCCATTCAAGCTTGGAGCAGGGAGTGATATTCATCCAGCCTAATTCAATTTCCATGCTTATAACTCCTTAAAAGATGAGTACGTTACTGCATCATTGGAGATTGCACAGCAATTTGAATATAGAAGGGCTTTTTGTTTTACAAAGGCTGTTTGAGGTTATTCCGACAAACGGTTCTCTTGAAAAAAGTTTATTGAGTTATTGCTATAATAGCGGCGTCGAATAACGATAGTTAGCTGCCTTGGATTACTAGGGATTAATCGGGTGCATTAAATAAATGCCTGAAGTCTCTCGCAGGACCAAACGCTAACACGTCTTGCAGATGATCGGGTGCAAGGTGCGCGTATCGCATTGTCATCGCCAGGGACGAGTGCCCGAGTATTTTCTGCAAGGTCAGGATATTGCCACCGTTCGCTATGAAGTGTGAGGCGAAGGTATGCCGCAACACATGCGACTTTTGTCCCGCAGGCAACCCCAGCCCGGCTCGCGAAACCGCCTCATCGAAACGATCCCGGCAGTTGGTGAACGCACCGTGTTCCCGAAGATGTTGGCGAATCCGATCTGCCAGCTTCGGATCGACCGGCACCACACGACGACGCTTCGACTTCGTGTTCACGAACTGGAGCATGCCATCGCCCACCCGGCTGGTCGTGAGCCCTTGCGCTTCACCCCATCGGCAACCCGTTACCAGACAGATCATGGCGATCAGTTCGACATGCGGGTGCGTCATGCTGCGCAGTACCTGGAACAGCCGGTCGATCTGATGGCTGTCGAGGTAGGACAGTTCCCTTTCCTGCACCCGAATCGCTCTGAGCATCGAGAGCGGGTTATCGAACTCGATTTCACCAAGTCGCCGCAGCTCATTGAACATTGCCCGCAGGTAGGACAGCTCATTGTTCAGCGTTTTCGGGCTGATGCCGGACGCGAGGCGCTTGGCGCGGTACTCCGCGAAATCGGTAGCAGTGAAGGCTATGGCCACAGGGTCTTTCAGGCGTTCGACCATTCGATCCATGATGACGCGGCGACCGTCATAGTCGGACAGCGACTGACCGTGCAGACGACCCCAGCAGTCCACCAGTTCGGAGAGGCGTCGGCGATCCTTCGGCTTCGGTGACCATTGCGGGCTTTCGATCAGCTTGGATCGGCACGTCGCTTCGAAGCGTTGAGCTTCGCCCTTGGTCTTGAAGGTCTTGCGGAATCGCTTGCCCTTGATCGGCTCAACATCGACCCGCCAGCGACCGTCAGCAAGTGCCTGTATCGCCATCAGACGGCACGCCCCCAGCGCACGTGTCGTTCCTGCAACAGGTCCTTGATGTGCTTGTAGAGGTCGCGCTCGCTCATATCCTTGGCGGCGTAGTGGTCGCGGATCACTGGCCAGCATTCCCATTGCTTCAGTCGATCAAATGCGGTCTTAGCGCCCACTCGCTCCCGTGCCAGCAGGCTTACGAAGTTTCCCAGGAACAGCTCCACGTTCTTGCCTGAAAAGCCTCGAGAGGTCTTGTAGTACCGCTTGTATTCCGTCTCATCGATCAGGGAATCGACCGGCAGATCGACCCGCGCGTCATCGCGCATCAGCGTCCAGATCGGCTCGTAATAGCCGGGGCGGGCGATGAGCTTGAATTGGCTCAGGCCATAGCGCCACAAGCCGTCCAGATGGGCCGAGAAGGCCGCAAAGGAGTCCGTGTCGATGGCTTGGCCGGTCTTCACGTCTACCGAGCCGCTGGCGAACTGCTGGATCACGGAGTGGTGATAGCGAAGCTCGACGCGCCACACGTCAGCGCTTGGGTCGTAGTTGTCCGGGTCGTTCGGGTCCAGGGAGTCGCGGCGACGCCAGATGCTTTCCCAGAAGTCGAGCTTATCGGTCGCGCGGGCCTGTTCGGTCTTGTTGTAGATACACAGCTGGACGCCACCAGCAGAGCCGAACATGGACGTTTCGCCCCGGCCGTAAACGCTGGATTTGGTGGCCCACTCCAGTTCCTTGATGCCGGATATATCCCGGTGTGTCCGAGCGCGGCAATGCAGGCGCGCTACCAGATCAACCGGAGGCTTCCAGCCCTGGAGGTCCAACGCCAGGTGGACGGCGCACTGGTTGCGTTCGCGGTTGGTCATCACGGCTGCGGCGTAGTAGTCCATCCGCTCTTGCAGACGTTCCGGCGACAGCGCGTCGATGGCGTGCGGCGACACCTCGATTTTCAGGTGCGGCCCGATGTTTTCCAGCTTGGCGTTGAAGTTCTTGATGAGCAGGATGAAGCCGAGGTCGGCGTTCTGGAGCTTGTACTGGTAGCCAGAGTCCCGGCCGACCCGTCCCGAGTGCCAGACTTCGCCAGCAAACTCCACCATCGCGCCCGGCTTCTCGAAGAGTGCCATGACTTCGGGACGGATCAGTCCGCGATACAACTGGCGGACGGTATCGACGCCGCAGCGCAGCAACCGGACCTTCGACAGATCGGTGATCGCCGCAGTCCCTGGATCAACGAACAACCGTCCGCGCTTGGTCGGATTGCCGGTGATGTGGTCCAGTCTCGCTTGGTCTTTAACGCTCATTCTTGAATCTCCAACAATGTCCATTAACGGACGGTTTCAACTCGCTCTATCTGACGTGTTACAGGGACGTCAGCGGGGCGCCGCCGCGCCGACGCCGGCGCCCGATGCGCTACGCTGGCGAGCGCCGGCGTCTGGCTCGCGGCGCGTAGAACTGAGCGACGCCACTGGATCAATCACGCTGGTAACCGCTCCACGGCCCGTCCAGGGCGTGATGCGTTCGCCGTCGATGTCGCAGTACATATCCATCTGCCCGGCGAAGAAGCGGCACTCCCCGAGCGGTACAACGCGGGTCAGTCCACTGTTCGAGACGAGGACTACGCGGGCGGTCTTGCTCACGGGTTTGGCGTTTCCGGTGTTCTGCCAGTAGATCCCGTCTGGCTCCGGCTCTTGGGGCGCAGGTGGACGCCATGAGCCCACCGGGGCCATGACGTAGCCACCCACGCGCCATGTCATTGACATGACCGGCCCCTCGGGTTTGCTGTACACGGCGGTAGCGGCGCGGGAGGTGCGCGACGGTGCGGGCTGGGGTTCAGGCGTTGCCACTGGCGCCGGCTCGGGTGGTTTGGGTACTACCGGCGTGCTGAAGAACGAGCGCACGCCCATCACGCCGAAGACACCGCACACGGTGACGATGCCGATCAGCCCCCACAGGCCCCAGGAGCGCAGCAGCGAGGCGCGCCCATCGGCTTTCGATTCATCACCCACATCACCCGTGGCCGATTGCGTGGCCGACTTGTAGTAGCACCATACGGTGGGCTTGAAGGTCCCGGCGGTCTGCCGCAGCAGGGCGGTTTTCGGTGGGCGCTGGCCCTTGGCAGCGCCCCGGTAGATATCGACCCGGTAGTACTTCTTCGACTTCTTGACGATGCGGTAGGTGGTTTCGACCAGCAGGGTGACCCACGTGGCGATCTGCTCCAGATCCTGAGTGACCAGTACCACGCGCATCGACTGGCCCTTTTCATCGACCCGGTGTCGGTGCTCGGCCAACAGCGCCTTGTCTTCGAGTGCCGCCGCGTTGGTCTTCTGCCCCTTCGGCCAGCGGCGCCAGAGTTCGTCGAGGACCAGCACGCAGCCGTTGGGGGCCAGCTCGGAAAGATCGCGGCGCTCGAACCAGTCCGCCGGTAGCTGGGCAATGGTGCCGCCGAACTCGGCCAGCAACGCATCGACCTCGAGCGGAATATTGGTCACCACATGCCGGCCCTGTTTCAGGCTGGGGATGATGACGTGTTCAACGACCCCGTAGGTTTTGCCATGGCCGGGCATGCCGGTGTATGCGTCGATGGCCATAGGTCACCCGATGATCGGCAGACGGCGGATGACGAAGCGGATCAGGTAGGCCAGCAGCACCGTGGTGACGCCGAAGTCGAGCCGGAACATGGAGGCGAAGAACTGCACCTCGGACGGGATCGACTGCATCGCATTGCCGGCCTGGTAGAAGAAGTCCGGCACCGGAATGGCGTTGAAGAACGAGACGATGCCTTCGGACAGTTGAAAAAAGATCCACTGCGGCAGGGTTTCGATGAAGTCGATAACCGAGTCGAAGGCATCCTGCAGCCATTGCAGCAATTTGCCGGGGAAGGCCCACACCCAATCAATGAAACGACCTAGCTTCTCAAGCATGGCGGCACCTCACGAGGACAGGACGATACGAACGCCCAGCAGGCACCAGACGGCCAGCATGAGCGCGGAGAAAATTCCGGAGATCTCGCCCCACAGGGCGCAGTGACCATCGAAGGTGATCGGCTTGCCGAACAGGGTCACCGTTCCAGACGGGCAGGCACCGGAGCCGGACGGAAAGGAAATGGCGCCGACCGCGCTGCCCAGGGGCGAATTGCGGATGCCGTCGAAGACGTGGGCAAGGGACTGCTCGAAGCCGGGGATCGTCTCAGCTCCGTCGAAGTAGGTTGGCGCAACGAACGAGCAGTCACCACCATCGCAGAAGCCGGGACCGGAGCCTTCGCCTTCTTCGTCCTCACCTTCGCCGTCACCAGTACCGGTGCCCCCATCACCACCGCCCGAGCTGCCGCCGTCACCGTCGCCCGAACCATCGCCGGAGCCGTCGCCATCGCCCGAGCCGCCATCAGAACCGCCATCACCAGACCCGCCCCCGCCTGAGCCACCATCACCCGAGCCATCGCCCGGGTCAGTGGGATCGGTTGGGTCCGTTGGATCGGTCGGATCGGTCGGGTCCGGATCAGGATCTGGCGGGGTATCCGGGGAGCAGAAGGTGCCGTTGTAGGTGTAGCCCTCGGGGCACTTGTCGCCATCCTCAGGAGGCGGTGTGTCGTCCGGGTCCTGGGTGTCGCCCTCGGACGGGTTGCCCGGGGTCCGCAAGGTGCTTTCGTTGCACTCGATGCCGTTGCCGGTATAGGCGTAAACGCCGAATACACCGGGCGGGTTGCCGCTGGTGTAGACGTAGACGTTGGAGGCGGCGGTGTAGGTGAAGGCGTACTGGCAGCCGTTACCGCAGACAGACCCAGGCGGGTCGATGGTCGGTTGGCCTACAGCGGCCTTCATCAGGTGTTCGTGGCTTACGGTCTGGCCGTTGGTGGCTTCGCATTGGTTTGGCTCCTCAGGCCCAGGCACACAGCCACCGGTCGTGGCGTCGTAAACCTGGCCGGTAGGGCACGAGTCACCGCCGCGATAGATGATGTAGGTGCTGACGTTGGTATCCGAGGGTTGGGACGCGTTGCGGCATTTGGCTACCGCTTCGTTATCGAACGTCACGACGTGCGTCATGTGCGTATCGCCAGGGCGCCATGACGGGATACTGAAGGAGCCTTTGTAGAACTGGCAGACAGCATCAGGTGTAGGAAACGTCTTGGTGTACCCACTTCGAAACCAGTGGTAGTCGACGGCATAAGCGCCTTGAGCGAACGACAAGAGGACCACAGCGCAGAGCAACAACAGGCGAACGGCTTTCATCCCTACCACCTCGAAAAGATCGCGTAAGCGCAGGCCGATCCGATGCAGAAGAAGGCGAACTCCCAGAGCGCTTGCATGGCTACCTCGCTAAGAGAAAGGCCGGCACTAGGCCGGCCCGGGTTGCTGGTGAGCGTTACGAACGCAGGAAGCCGAGGACGACGCGGGCACCCTTGATGCCGGCGTATACCGCTGCCAGCAGGGCTGCGACGGCGAGGACACCGGTCGCGATGGTCGAGAAGTCCACGCCATCGGTCAGGGTGCTGTAGTCCCAGCCGGCAGCGTGGGAGGCGGAAGCCGCGATGGCGAAGGGAACGGCCAGGGCCAGATCGCGGGAGACGCGTTTGAGGTTTTGCATGGTGGTCACTCCAAATGGGTTCAGGCGTGCTTGAGGAAGTCGAGAACGGCCTTACAGCCGATCCCGATCAACAGCACAGTGGTTACGAGCGTGAATCCGATCCCGAACACCTGGGCCAATACGGCGGGGTCCAGTTGGCTCGGGTCGAACTGTTCTGGAAGCTGGACCAAGACCCAGCCCCCGGAACACAGGGGCGCCCCGCCTGCATCGACCGAGACGGTGCCGTCGCAGGTGAGCGCGTAAGTCATTCGCCGGCCTCAAGGTCGGCGGTTTGTTCGGAGGGTTCGCAGTCAGGGCAGACGGCGAAATGGGGCGGCAGGCTGAGGTCGGGCAGCAGG